GTTGCAGATAAAAATTGCATCATCTTGATTATGCATAACAAATTTAGGGCCGACCATGTTACTGCTATGCGACGTACTGAGTGTAAATGTTCTCTTTCTACTTACAGAAATAACTTCTGCTTCTCCTACTTGAAAAGCTTTTTTACAATCAAGATTTTGTACAAGATTTGTATTAACCGACTCTCCTGTTTTGCAATTAACAGAATCTCCGCACTCGTAATTACTCGGGTCGCCGCAATTATTAATAGCCATTACAGTACTTTACCTCCACCGCAGCCATTGCAGTTACTTTTTTCTGAGGCTTTAATAGTACTTACACTAACTGAATTAACTATATTATCAAGATTTACTTTAGCGGTGTTTAATTGCTCTTGGTGGACTGAGTCATTAAGTAATTTAAGATATCCTTCTTCAAGCGGTAACGTAGGATATAAAAAACCAGCACACAAAAGTAATCCAGTTTTTTGGGCATACTCAGCTAATGGCAGAGGTTGTATTCCTTTAACTTCACAAATATTTTTAAACTCAAAATAATCGAGTTTATTAGGCATAGATTTCCAAAGTTCTAATTTTTCTTTATTATTTGAAAGCATTTTTCTTTACCACCTTATGGACAAACCCAGATTGATATTTCTTTATAGGTAAAGTAAACATGCCAAGTACCACCACTATTTGCTTCGCAATCTACATTCCACCATTCAGGGCAACTACCAGGAGCTGTTATACTTTGGTCTGCCGCTGAGTACTGTGCTACACAACTAGTTTCACTACCTAAGCAACATTGTACACGAGTTGTATACCGAGTAATTCCAGTATAGAGTGTACTATAGCAGTAAGACCCACAAGAACATTGTATAGACAACTTTGTAAAAACTACAGACCAGACTCCACTTGGAAGTCTTACATCTTTTTCTGCACTTCTTCCACATATATCTGTTACTGTAACAGTACCAGGGCCGCAACCAGTTATTGACGTGATTTCCCCACTGCTGCTAATAGTACCACCAGAGAATCCCCAGGCGTACGGCGTTGCTCCACTTCCACCACCTTCAACACTATACGTAGAACCTACAGTTGGAGTATCTGTTCCACTTATTGTTATAGGTAATCCTTCTGCTCTTTCTACTGTAATTGTGGCTGTGCGCCCTTTAGAATCTGTTACTGTAACATCTGCAGAATCACAACAATAACTACCAAGTGCTGTTACAACTCCACTAGAATTTATGGTAGCACAAGAGCAGCTAAAAGTTAATGCTCCGCAAGCATTTTCTACTGTGTACGTAGTTCCAATTTCAGGGAATACTCCAGATATTGTTATATATCCTGAGTACTTAGTTGCCAAATCTTCAGTAGTATCTTCTGAAACTGCTGTTCTGCTAGAACCTTCTATAGACGTAACAACTATCTGAAGTTGTTTTAAGTCATAAACACTATAAGCTGAAAGTGCTTTCCAGTTTCCAGTTTGTGAAGTTCCCCAAATTCCTGTGGATATACTACCATAGTTATTTGTTTGCAATCAACTCCCACCGGCTAACACAGAGAAAACAACAGAAGTTAAATCATCACTTATTACTAATTTAGAAAGTTCACAAACAGCCTCTATTCCATTCTTAGAAAAACACCAAGGTTGTACGTGACGTGAATCAGCAGTATAACCAATCCTTACCCATGTTTCAACTTTCTTCCAAACTTCAGTGTAAAATCCACCAGTAGTTTCGTCCGGGTTTGCTACTCCTCTGTAATTAGTACCTATAATAATTACTGGCACACCAACTACAGTAGTTATCGCAAGGACTTTTACAGCTGTTACACCTACCACCGGAACTACTAAAGATGTTTTACCTCTAAAATATATATCCTTAGAAAACGGGGTATAGTAAGAAACATCACCTTCAATAGTAGTTAATACTTCTTCCAGCGCCGTAAACCCAGTATAACTTACAAGAGGATTTAGCGGAATTTGTCTTCCAGAAGGGCCTCTAATAGAAAATACTCTTGGGCCGCATACAAAATCTACATTTCCGTAATTTTCACTTGCAGGTAAAGGTCTTAAGACAACCCACTCAGGAGTATCCCTCTTTCCTGTCATTTTTATAAAGAAAGTCCCGTGGTCTCCATCTACAAGTGGGTAAGTGTAAGGCCCTGTTACAACTGCGCTTTTATCTAACTGCATTCCAGTAGGAAAGTCATCTGTCATAATATGGCAGAAGAATCCTGCGGGAGGAATCTCAATTTCTAGTTCTTCTTCTTTCTTAACCTCTTCAAACTCAGGAAAAAAAATTTCAACAGTCTTAAAGCCCTGGGTTATAGTTGCAACAATCTTAGCTCCGTTGCTATAATTAAGTTGCCTTGAAGCAGTTACTAATCCTCCAAGTTTCATACTATTTTCAAGGATTGCTAATTGCTGATTAGCCGCACCAACAAGCGTAAACGCAGATTCTTTCTTTCCTTTTAAAACAACTTTTATTTCGCCTACATTCTGCATTAGTAAGAACTCCGACTTGCGGTAGCTACTGGAAGAACATTCAAAGAATCAATAGTAAACTCGCCTCCATCGGTATTTTCAATCAGAAACCCTATGTACCTCGACGGAGTTGTTCTATTTGTTATTCTTGAAAAACTTATAGTCTTTGTTGAATGGCCAGAATTTGGAACTTCGTAAGTAACTCTCTGGCCATTACCCTGTATAACTGAAAGCAACAATTTATCAGTTGCTGTGTAACCAAGTGTAAAATTCCGCAATCTTTTCGGACTTTCTGTTGTCAAATCAGTTCTTGGAAGTTCAAATGAAGCATAAATTTCTTCTCCGTTGTCCGTTCCATCTTCACTTCCAAAGACAGAACAAATCCCAAATTCACTTAACCCAAACACCAACCCTTCTTTCTGCAACTGCCCTACCCAAGTAAAAGGAAGGCCAGAAAAGAAGCCAAATGCTCTTCGCTTTGTGTTTAAATAAATTCCTTTATTAGCAATGACACTTTCATCAAACTTACACCAGTAAACACCATCAATAACTGCACACCATTGCACAGTTGTTACATCGAATTTAAACTTATCTGCCGACAGACAAACGACTTTTCCAGTTTCGTCACCGATGTAAACTCCTTCATTTCCTACCCATATAGCCACAGGCATAACAACACCTTCAGCATTTGAAAGCATTGTTACTTTAAGTGAGCCTTTCAGCATCACATCATTTGTAACTCTTTCTCTTTTAACCGAAACAGCATCGTCACCAACAACAGAGTAAACTCCGGTTGGGGTTCCTGCATAAACACACTTCTCCCCGACTTTTTCAGCATCTATTATTGTAGAAGGAAATGGCCAGCTGTTATCGGCCAAAGAAAACCTTCCGTGGTCATAGCGTTCACTGTAAATAATCCACTTGTCAACAACGCACATTACTCGGCCATCAAATCCGAAGATTTTAGTTATGTTCTCCGGAGGCCCTTGAAACTCCCTTTGCGTAACTGGGCCATAATACTCTGGAGGAAGAATCCAATCAAGCAATTCTTCACCAGGTTTAACAAACAAGTAATCAACACCGTTTGTAAGATATATTCTACCTGACACAAGTCCAAATACCGTATCAAGCGTATTCTCAAATTCGTCAACAGCAAGGCTGTCAGTTAAGACTACCGTGTTGTGCGAACTGTCAATTCTGTACAAGATATTCTTCACAACAAAGTAAACACACCCGTTTGCAGCTATTGCATTTCTTGAATCAAGTTCTTCAACTATAAGAGACCACCCTCTTCTCCTCGACACAGCACCAGTAGCCGTATCGAAAATACAGTTAAGAGAATCTCTTAACTCACTCATTCCGTTATTCCAGTTAACAAGCAACTTAAATAAAGGAGATACGTTGTTTACTCCAGCACTTTCAGTAAATACTTGCACAGGTTTAGACATTTCAGTTTACTCCCTTAACTTTAATCTTAATCTTAACCTTAAACATTCATTACTGAGGTGATGTAGTTTTTTCTGTTCTTGGCAATCCAGGCATGCAGGTCGCTTATACCTTTTTGAAACAGGGCATAATGAGCAAGAGTGTTAACTTTCGCACCTTCCAACCCATCCTCAATCTGGTCAAATGCCATGTAACAAGCACCGTGCACACCTATGTTCTTATGCACATGGTCAGGAAAAGAATCCGGGGAATCAGTTTCGTTTATTAAAACAGGGGGATTTCCGAATACAATTGCTGCAATACTTTGGGGTACTGCTGGAATAGGAAAGTACCAGAGTACATGCCCTTCCAGTGCTATCATTTCTACAGCACCAACGTCAGTAAAAGTTCTTGACTGCCGCTGAATCTCGTTTACCATGTCTTCGAGAGTGTTGTAGACAATAATATCCTCGGAATATTCTCCGATAATGGAAGTCAGTCGCCCATTAAAGCCACCGGTCACCCCTCTAAGTGAATTGTACATTTCTCCTGATTGTGTAGAAATAGTCGCAAGTCTTTTCAGGTCTGGCAAGTTTACTTGACCCGCCGCTTGGAGAAAAGACTCATTGATATAGTCCGCAATCAAGTCAACATACGCATCGTCTTGAACAATACCGTTGGCTTCATTTTGCATTGCAAGCAAGTTCATCGGAAATCCCCCTGTTTATTTTTGCAATCCAGAAAAGTCAAAAATTGACTTTATGACTGGATGGATGTTACCCGGCAGTCGGCACTTTCATCAGCACCATGTGGACACGAGCTTTGCCGCCGGACTTGACAGCATCGGTAACAACTGCGTAGATGATAGGCACGTTAGCTGCCGCACCCCTGATAAGCATTTCTGCGCCTGTTCCTGACCCGAAAGCTGTAACCAGGTCAGATGTTGCTGCCATGTACGCCCCGGAAGTCTGCACCGTCACATCTGCAGTTTTGACGTACTCGTCCTGGTCAACAACAGCAATTGCGCCGCCAGTGGTAATGTTGTCGTTGGCAATCGTTCCCCTGCCGACGTCGATGGCCGCAGCCGCGTCGAACGGCTCCAGGATTTCCACGATAGGAGCTCCCATAATCTGGTACAGCCCCTTAGGGAAACTGGCCAGTACGATTTCTCCGCCGGCATCGTTGCAGCCGAAAACTGCGGATGTGAAGAAAAATGATTCGCTGTTTACAGGAACTCTCTCGTCATTCCTGCGTTTGTCTGTGATAGCCATGAGGCTCTCCTTCTTTGTTTATCGTTGAACTGCGTGAATTCCGGTGTTAGTAAATTGCCTTCGTGTCAGCGAAAATTCTCACTTTGACATCGGCGACCGAGTTTCCTTTTGCGAGGGAAACTGTGATGGAACCACCCTTTTCGAAGTAGTAGGACTTCGAGGCAAGAGGTGCAGACTTCATCCCGGCAACAAGCGGTAAAACTGTCGCATTTGCCATGAAGAAATCCACAACGTCGATGTCAGGGGTTTTAATGCCGATGGTGACTGCCCCAGTGGAAGCTGCGGTGTAACCAGTCAGCACCTGAGCAAAAATGTCAGCCACGAAGGTCTTCCGCTGTATAATGAAAACAGTTACCCTGTTTCCTTCGTTGTCGAAAGTCGAAAGGGTTTTGCTTTTGAGGAACCTGCAAACGTCACTCGCAGCATGAGAAATTGCATTTACGTCAGCCATGGCTGTTTCTCCTTTTAAGTCGCGTTGATAGTAAAGACGCTTTTACTTATGCGTCCAGTTTGGCGCCGTAGGAACTCGCTGTAACAACGCCGTAGTCGATTTTGTCAGCGCCTCCCTTCTGAAGAGCAAAGCCGGTTTTCTTGCAGCCCAGGATGCCACCGCCGCGAATCATCACGAAGCGTTTTGCATCCCTCTCGTATGGAACGAAGGACATGACGGAGGATTTGCTTTCACCTGCTCCACCCCATGCCCAACATGCTGCCTGGGCGCCGAGGAGAACGGTGCGGTAAATGCCAGCTTTGTCAGCCGCTGCGCCGATACCACGAATAAGCGGATTTCTTTCCGACTTCGTGATGAGCATTCCATTGTACTCGATTTCCACCTGAGGCTCAGCCAGCCTTCCTGCGGCACGAAGCAAATCGCCCCACTGCCCGACATTGGTATTTGCCCGGAGCTGGTCAAACACGTAGTTGTGCATGATGACCTTGAAGTAGTTTTTGCCGTTCTTCTTGAAGGGCCGAAGCTTGAATACGCCGGCAGGAATATCTCCGATTTCAGCCTGCTGCTTCATCCGGTCGAGGAAGGTGAGGTCGATGATACTGGAGGCATCAAGGGAAGCTTCGGCCACGCCGCCAGGAGTCAGGAAATGGGCGGTATCTGGCTCGGTGATTGCTTCAGCGAAAATTTCGCCGGCAACCCTGTAAGCACTGTTCCCACAGAGCACGTTGATGATGTAGTCCGAGAGAAATGCAGCCCACCACTCCTGCAGGCCGTCCTTCCCTTCCTGCATGAGGTTGTAAGGAACCCGCTGCTCGTCCATCTTGCCACCGGTGTCAACAGCCTTGTTGACTTCCTCGATAGTCATTTTGAAGTCGCGGAACCGGAGACGCTCTTCGGTGCCTTCCACTTTCTTGTCGCCGACAACAGGGTCACCTGTCAGCGGGAGACGGATGCCGAAGGTAATCGCATCCCCTTCACCTTTGCCGAGTTCAGTCCGAATCTGCACAATAGCATCGGTGCCAGTGCCGACAAGACTGTTGAATTCCACAGCTGGTAAAACGACCGAGAAAAGGTCTTTTGCCCAGCGCTTCCTGGTCAATGGGTCATTGGTAAGAAATCTTGTTTCCATACTCTATTTCTCCTTCAGAGTTTCTTGGGTTATACTGCTTGAAGTTCGTTAAAACTACTTATCAAGCTCCCCCTTGAGGTACTGTTCATAGACATCACGGGGAACTTTGTGCAATTCTGTCTCAGGCATAGCGTCGATTCTGTCAGCCGTCCAACCTCCTTGTGCGTGCGCGCCTCCACCCATATTGGCTACACTTCCAGGAGCATTAGCAGGCTTCAAATCTCTTACTACGGCTTTAGCAGATTTATTTTTCAGCGCAAGTTCTGCTTCGTCAGCAACTTTCTTTGCCGCTGCAATTTCTTCCGGTGTTTTCTTTTCTTCCTGCTTAACAAAATCGGGGTGATACTCCTTAATAAGCTCATACATATACTTATAAGGATTCCGCATTCCCCA